TATTTGAGGTAACGATATGATGTTAAAACTAAATCCAGAGGAAAAACAAGTGCTGAAACATATCTTTGAAAGTCACTATGTTAGGAAGTTGCCACCTGCTATCAAGAATGTCGCATTAGACATTAAGAAAGCAATGGATAATCCTACAAGAGTAACTGAACAAGAATATGTTGGACTTAATCCAAACTGGAAACATTGCGAAAATTGTGACGATTAAATAGTATGATTATCGCCAAATTACATCAATGCGTTTATAACGCAATACTATCGCTTTGTCTTAAATATAAAAACAAAGGAGATGATATGTTCTATAACACAGTTCATAACACAGGAAGTAGATTAAGATACAAACTTAAAAAAGCAAGAAATCAAAAGCATAAATGCCTAGCTATATTTCAAGCAAATCCTAACACCGAATATACGCCTGAGATGATGCACATTGATCTTGTAGGAACAAAAGATATTCACGAAAACACTCCATTAACATCAATCCGTAGAGCGTTTAGTGATTTAAAAAAAGAGGGTTTAATTTTAAAAACCAAAAATAAACATATTGGTAATTACGGTAGGCGCAGTTATACCTGGATACTTAACGATTATCAAAACGAAAGACTATGGGGTACAGACTAATGGCTTACGAACACAAAGAAAATAAAGGATCACTTTTCACTAATGAAAAGAAAGATAAAGATACACACCCAGATTATACTGGACAAATCAATGTAGCAGGTACATTATATAATATATCTGCTTGGAGCAATAAAAGTAAATCAGGAAAAGAATACTATGGTTTGCAAGTTTCTATACCAAAACCGAAAAGCGAAAACAATAAAAACAACAAACCTTTAAGCGAGGACGAACTACCGTTTTAAATTATTAGGGATAGTTTGGTATATACTTAAACAATTAAATATAGGAGCTACCTTCTTGTTAATAAGTTTTAGTGAATACTATTTGGTTGGCTACTGCTATCCCTATAAATTGGCAAGATGAAATTCACGATAAGCAAAAGCAAATATATGAAAAACCAGCATCACTCTCTTGCCTAGAAAATTATGTTAGATAAAAAAACAGCAGAACGATACAAAGATTTATTAAAAATGCTCAAAGAAGAGGATAATAATATCAAAGAACGAGTAAGACAAATTAACAAAATTCGTGAAAATACTATTTTGCGTAGCTTAGAGGATAAGGAAGATAAAGATGATCAAGTTTGAAGATTTAGATGATGCGCTAATTGGTATTACCGATGATACTGCAACAGGAACTAAAAGGTGGGTTTACGATTACAATAAATGTGTTGAGGCTTTGATAGCTAACGGAGATGATGAGCAAAGCGCTATCGATTGGATAGAATATAATGTTATTGGATCAAATCAAGGTAAAGATTCAGCAATAATTGTATACACAGATAATAGATATATAAAATAAGATGAAAGTAAATTATACTCTAATTGGAGATGTTAGAGATAAAATTAAAGAACTTCCTGATAAATCTGTACAAATGTGCGTAACTTCTCCACCTTACTATGATCTGCGAAACTACGAAGAAAATAATAAACAGATTGGATTAGAGCAAACTCCTGAAGATTATATACAAGAGTTGGTTAAGGTGTTTGCAGAGGTAAACAGGGTGTTAAAAGATAATGGAACTTTGTGGATCAATATTGGAAACACTTATCTAAAAAAACATAAACAGCTAGCATTAGTTCCACAAAAGCTAGTAATAGAATTACAGAAATGGGGTTGGATTGTAAGACAAGATATAATATGGTATAAACCAAATCCTATGCCTGAAAGCGTAAAAGACAGATTTACTAAATCTCACGAATATATTTTTTTACTATCAAAAAAACCTATTTATAAATTTAATCAAATATTTGATCCTATAAAAAGAGGTACACCAAAATCTGAAAGAGATTATCAAAAAATGAAAAAAGGTAGATTGACTTATAACGGATTAAGAAAAAACAAAAAAAAACATTTAGGGCAATCTTTTGTTTCAGGTAATTTAGAAAAAGGTAAAAATAAAAGATCTGTATGGAAGATTACAACTACTGCATACAAAAAAGCTCACTTTGCAACATTTCCTATAAAACTTGTTGAGAATTGCATAAAAGCAGGCAGCGACAAAGGAGATGTTGTGTTGGATTGTTTTATGGGATCAGGAACTACTGCAATGGTAGCGCAAAATTTATTTAGAAAATGGATTGGAATTGAATTAAATGAAGATTATAAGGTTTTAATTGATGAAAAAACCTCACAACAGTCTATTTTTTAAGCAAATCGCAAATAACGCATTATTTTCTGTGTTCATACCACTTTGTTCTATCTCGCTTATGATATGCTATCAAGAGTGCTTTTATGACTATGTAGGGGTATTTTAAGAAGAAAAATTTCTTATAATTGCTCTTCAATTTCAATATCAACATTGAAAGCATTATAAGCCACTTCTGATATGTTTAATTTGTTATTTACAAAACGAACAGTGTACCAAGTATCTCCATCATCGCTATATTGAAAGCTATTTAATTGTCCTTTTGCATAATTTTGCAAAGCTACTAATCTGTTTTTATTTGATTCATTTAAATTGCTATAAGAAAGTTTTCTTGAGATTCTTGAAGTGCTATGATTTGCAACTGCGTATGTTTTACCACTTAATGATTTTCGTGCTACGATCCCATCATATTCTAATGGTTGCTCTCCTGCAATGTTTGGATTATTTGTTGGCGTATAAGTAGGACTATCATCTTTATAAAGATTAAGATTATTATTATGGGTTGTAGCAGTTGTTCCATTGACACCTCTAACAACTGTTAATGTGTTAGATGCAATATTAGTAACAGTCATTTCTTCACTACCGATTTTTACATTTTGATTAACCTCAAAGTCTGTTCCCTGCTGAACGCTAATAGATGTTGCAGATGTAGATGTTATAGCAGCAGTAAGATCAGAAGTGCTATCTGTGTCTGGTGTTGTATCTACTCTGAATCTGACTCGTGCTAATGCCATAATTTAATTTACCTCTTTTTATATTTCTCTCAAAGTTACTTTTAAACTTCCTGGACTTCTTGTTATTCCAGTAACAATAAATACGGTGCTTGTAGAAAATCCACTGAATACTGGCAAGTTATTTATAACTGATGATTTAAAAGTACAAAAGTCACCAACTTCCATACCATAGAAATAATTACTAGCATTTGATGTTTGTGCGTTTATAATTTCTATGTTGGTTATTAATTTTGGCTCACCATTTATTTGTTTATAATAATTAGCAAATCCATCATTTCTATTTCCAGTTCCAGTATCCTCTGCACCAATACCACCAACTAATATATCTAAAGTATTTGTTTCAATATTTTCATTGCTCAATATATTATAATTTGTTCTAACAGCATTGGTTGTATCTTCTGATGTTTGTTCAAATAAATGTTTATTATTAATTGGACTTCGTTGATATTTAATAATTCTTTTTGTAATTAGTTTGTCAATAGGCGTCATAGATAAATCGTAAGCTCTAATATCTTCTAATCCGATTGTATGATCTGCAGATGGAGTAGAATCAGGTATATAAATGTATTGAGGTTTTTCATTTGATGTTCTAAAACGAAATACAAAACCACCTTCAAATTGTGCTTTATCTAAAAGTTTCATTACTTCTTCTTCTTTACTTGTCCAGTATTGTACTGTCCAACTATTACGAGCTGTTGATAATGCAGAATAGTTTGAAGTATTTATATCTGGTGGTTCTCCACTACCACCTCTTCCAGTAAAGCGTGATAATAAATCTCTATGCATATCAACAATATTGGTTACAGTTCCAGAATCAAATGATTTTGTTAATCCATCTGCACCAGTATATAATTTTTTAATAGAGGTTACTGCATTTGAAGTTGCTAAACCCTCATCATCTACTATTTTAGTAGTAATCTCTAAATAAAAGTCATATACATTAAACTGCAAAGTTCCAGGAGATGCACTATCATCTGCTGGTACAGAACCGAATGCTTCAAAAATAATATCAAGAGTATCTGGAATTTGTCCATTTGCATTACTAAAAGTTCCAGTGCTTAATAAGTCGATAGCAGATTGATAGGCAGGAGTTCTATTACTACTTTCAGTAGCTATAGTAACTGTGTTACTTGCATCTCCGTAAGTAGGTTTTATAACCAAATTAGCATTCAATGCTGTTCCTGCAGTTTCACTATAATCTGAAACTCCCCATTTAATATGTAGTTTACATTCTTGAATTGTGTGTTCTTCTTTTTCTATATCATTAATACTATATGTTAAAGTTTCAGTGTCGGTGGCAGCTTGATCTACAGGAGCAATTAATGTATCCATAGTAACTTTCCAAGTTCCAAATGTGCTATCACTATTATCGTAAAAATTTGCAGTATTATTTGGACTTGGATCTGTTGTTGGAGGATCGCCAACTATTGTTTTGGTAGCTGTTGCACTTATATCTTGTATTGGACGAAGAAGATATGCTCTATGTAAATCCAGAGCTGTAAATAATACATTTCTATTAGAATCTGTCGTTCCTTCATAATCATTTGTTGAAGTATTTTGTATGTCATCTAATGGAACAAATAACGGAAATCCAGTAGAGCTAAAAGAATCTTTTAAAGGATAATGTAATTTTCCATCAGTTACTGCCTTGTGTGCCAGGCAGTTATATCTACCATTGTTTAATGTATCAACTTCAACTGGGAATACTTTTGCAGGGCTATATTGTATAAATTGAGTATTGCTACTTCCAGTTCCTGGAGTACCAACTTTAGAATCTATTGGTGTTCCTTCTCCATAAAAAACTGGAAAATAATTACCAGATCCAGATTGATATTGAGGTATCTTAATAAAGTCAATAGGGGTAGCACTTGCAATAGTTAATACAACTTGATGATTGCTATTTAACTTAACATCTTTAAGTCTACCAGTAAATATAGTTAAATAATCACTACTACCAATACTTCCTACTTTAGATTTTACGGTAACAGTATGATTTAGATAATATCGTGTTCCTTGATTTAAAATTTCTTTAGATAGCTTTTGACTATGGTTAGCGAGTGTTCCATCGTGACAAGTGATTGATATATTACCAGTTTTTGCTTTACCTTTTTCTAAGTCAATAGACTCACGAATAGACATACGGTTTTGTATAAATGGGTGATAAACTTCATTTGTACCTGCATTAACCTCTTCTGTTCCTAATCTAATATAAGCAGCAGTTCCTGATCCTCCAGTATTAGATATTTCTACCAGCCAAGATTCTGCAAAACCTTGTCCTAATGCATCTTTATACGCTTGTTCAAGTGTTAATGCCATTACGCAAGATTTCTCCCAACAGCATTCTCTATTTGAGGGATAAGTTCATCTCTAACAAATTCTTCACTTCCTAAAATATTACCATTTAGATTTATAGTAATAGAGCTATCTCCTCCACCTCCACCACCAGAATTACCAAGAGGTGTTACTTGCACTCTCTCTCTACCAGTAGGGTTATCTCCAACTGTAAGAGTTTGTCTACCTTGTGTAATAAAGTCTGCACCAGTAGCAGCTTTCCTTGATTGTTTTTCAATCATAGCAGCATTAGCCAATCCTTGCCCTAATGCTATCGCAGCTAAACCTGGACGAGGTGGCTTCATTGCATTGTATCTATTGAACGCTAAAAACGCAGCAGATATAGCTTCTATTTGTTGCAATCTTAATGACATTTTTGCAAAAGCTCTATTTTTTGGAGCAAGTTGAGCTAAAGATTGTCCAAATTGAGAAATACCTGCTATTCTTGCCTTTGTTGCATCAGCATTTGAAATACTACCTGCTTTTTCTATCATATTTAAGTTAAATAATCTATCTGCTAAATCTTGAGCTTTTTGTATTTCTTCATCGTTCATTGCTAATTTATCTTGTGTTGCAATAGCATTTTGCAAATCCTGTATATTTTTAATTTCCCCTAATTCTATTTGCAATCCAGATTGTTTATTTAGTTGTCCAAGAGTTTTTACCAATGCATTTCTTTGCGTTTCTTCTATTTTCGTATTAGAAGCTAATATAAATTGTTTTTGATTGAGCTTGTCTATTGCGACAGCTTCTTTAGAAATTAATTCTAAATATTTAGCTGTTTCCATATTTAGCTGTTGTTGAGTTTTGATTTGTTTATTATCTACAACATTATTTGTTTCCTTAAACCCTAATGCACCTTTTATGCTGTTACCCAATCCAGTAAATGATGAAGCTAATGATCCAATGCTTATAGTGGTTATTAAACTTTGCGCTCCTGTCGCAACTGTTCTTTTATCAAAAAGTCTAACTGCTTTAGCGCCTTCTTTCGCTGCTGCGCCTATACCGTCTTTTTTAAATACTTTTACTAATCCTTTTAATCTCGATCCAAATTTTTTAGCTGCTGTGCTACTAACTTTAAGTGCTTTTGTAAATGTTCCAGTTCCTTTAAAAGCATTTGCAATGGCGTTAGGAATAAATAATAATATTTTTCTTATCGCATTTAATCTTATAAAATATGTAGAAAGTATAACAACACCTAGCTTAAGTCCTGCTTGCAATGCCTCAAATGCTCTGCTATTATTTTGTATAATTATTGCAAACTTGTTAAAGTTTTTTAATGCTTCTGTTAAAGCAGGTACTAACTCTGCACCTAAATCTTCTCCGACATCTCCTATATTACCAGCAGCTAATTCTAACTGTCCATTAAAACTTAATAATCTTGTAGTAGCTTGATCTCCAAATAATTCAGCGATACCTGCAACTGCGCTATCTAATCTTTCTGTTGATCCTACTGCTCCTTGAACAGTAACACCATATCTTGATAGTGCATTAGTAGATGATCCAATAGATTTACCTAATAATTTAGCTGCCTCATTTAATGTCATACCCTGAGCAGTTGCAAAGTCTAGCGTAGACACTGTAAGTCTTTTAATTGCTTCTTCGTTGTCTGTAAATGCAGCAAGCTGTGCCTGCGCTGCTATAATAGATTCATCTCCAAATCCTGTTGTTTGTTGCAATGCGCTAGCTTGATCTAACAATGCTTGAGATGTTCTTCCTAAAGCAGTTGCTAGTTGATCCTCAACTCTTTTTTGCTCTCCTGCTAATTTAGCCAATCTAATAAAACTGCTAGAAACTAAACCTACACCAAAAGACGCAAGCAATAATGTACTACGAATAGTAGCAAAACTATTACTTAGCAGACGATTGTTTCTTGTAGCTACTATACCTGTACGAGAAGTGCTTTTTAATCCATTTCTATATTTAGTCAATGCTAGATTAGCTTTTTTTAATCTAACTTCAAGGGTTTTCTTTTGTGTTTTTAATTTTTCAACAGCTAATCTATTTTTTTCTGCTGATGTTGTAGCTTTATCTAAAAGAATTTTTGTACGGATTTGTGCTTGATTTACTCTTTCTGCACTTATTTGTAGGTTAGCATTAGCTTTACTTAATTTAACTTGTTCTGCAGCTAACGCTTTCAAAGCGTTTATTAGCTTGTCATCTCCTATCGGACTAAATTCTACTTGTACTTTAAAATTTCTACTCATTTTGATTTATGGTTTGTTTTTGCTCAACATAATTTAACATATTCTCTATAATATTGCACTTACTAATCCAATTTTTAGGTTGATCTCCGAACGATCCTGGATAAGGTGCTACCGACATTTTTTTACAATATAAGTATCGTTGTATATCTTGCTGATATTCTCGTGATAAAAAATGATTAGGACAACAAAAAAAAGGTATGTGTGATAAAATAGCTTGCTCTAAAGTAAACTGTCTTTTGTTGGTTTTGTTATGCTCTTCTACTTCCTGTTTCAATAGACCGATGACATACCATACATCGTCCATAGATGTAAAGGTGTGAATGCTGGTATCTTTTTTAAGAGGTAACTTAGCTTGATAAGGAAAAGTGTGATATGCACAACCCCCACACCAATCATCTATAAGTATATTGAGTTTAAGTGTGAGGGATTCTATTCCCCCAAGCTATTGTATTCCTGTATAGCTATTTGAAGTTCTCCTCTATCTTCAATAGATAAAGACTTAATAAACTTATCATCTGCATTTTGTACACCCTCTCTGATCCAGAATGTGCTTACTGCAAATTGATTTTTAATTACGGTTTGTTCTTTTCCGTCTACGACTTTAGTTTCGTAATCTACGAAATCCATACATTTGTCAAATTCGTCTACGGACATTTCTTTAAGCGTAGCTTTAATGCCACTCTTAAGTGTTATTTTCTTAGACATTGATTTTCCTTTTTATTATTCAACTGTGATCGATACAATTTTTGATCCTGATGCTCCAGCTACTCCCTTAGAGCTTACTGATAAAAACATAGCATCTTCTTCTGAAAAACTTACATCTGTCAAAATAGATTTTGCTAATGTAATATCAATATTTCTAGTAGCATTATCTTTTGCAATTAATGAAGTAGCAAGAGTGCTGCTAGACTGATTTTCAAATGTTTGGATCAGATTGTCAGTGGTAGCATCATATTTAATCACAGCATCAAAAGTAACTGATACTTCTGGTATAGCTCTGTGTATTTGCTGATAGTTACCGTCACTATCATACCCACTGAATACTGCATCATTTTCGATTGTAAGACTGAAAGACTTCATTACTGGATCATCTGATAAGCCAAATGGACGAGTAGTTGCACCTGTTTCTCCACTTGCATAATCTGTCATAAAGTAATTCGTATTAAAGTAAGTTGGCGCTGTAGGTGCAATAGTAGTATCATCTAATGCAGGTTTGTGTCCAGTTTTAAATGTACCAGAAACTTTTAATCTTCCTGATTCTTCTGATATATCTCCATTTATTGTTAAAGATGTTAAAACACACCCTTTAAAATATTGTTGTTGTGCGCCTTCTGGTGTAATAATAACTACTGCAAAAGTTTTAGTATTGTCACTTACTGCATCACCGTCTTGTAGATCAATTCCTCCATAATTAGCATCTATTTCATAAGCAGAGCTAGCATCAGAAGTAATGTTTGATAATAACATAGGTAAAGTTGTTGCGTCTGCTATTCCTGAAAAACTAATTTCTTTTACAGTAAGTTTGTTAGATAGGAACATATCTCCTTCTTTTAGAGTTCTTCCAACTCCGTGCCTAACATCTAAAACTTGATTAGGATTCAATGAAGGCATTTCGATCGAATCTATATTGATAAATTTGTAATCTGCATCAGTTGCCTCTCCTGCGCCTACGCCATCTGCCTCTGCTGCAAATGCTAATTGAAACTGTTTTGGACTAAATCCTTCTGCTAGTGTTGCCATTTTACTTTACCTCTTCTTTTTTCTTAATCTTTGGTTTAACTTCTTCTAAATAATCTTTTGCTTTTTCTGGTAAACTTTCTAACGATACTGTTTTCCCTCTGCGTAATAATACCCAATCTCTCCATTCAAGTCCAAGATAATCTACGCCTCTTGGTAAAACATCATTTTTCTTTTTATATTTTTTTACCATAATTAACTCCTTACAATATAAAAAAGTCCATCTGAAGTTACAAAGAATTTATCATTAGAGGTAATAAATCTTACAAACTGCTCGTGTATCTCTTCATATAGAACAGGAACAGTAATTCTTGATACATAAACATTCTCTACTCCTATGTCCACATTATGCTCTACTTGAGGCATACCTGCATAGAAATATGGAATATCTCCACCATTAGAGTTGTTAAACAATACGGTTTCTATTCTAGTAACATCTTTATACATCTGATCTAATGCTTTCTCGTCATCTCTGTATGTTTTTAGTATATAGTCTATTTCCAGATTATATACATTCAGATAAGACTTGGTTCTTTTTTCTACTAATTCTTGTGAGGTAGGATAAATGCGTAATGACTTTGTACCAATATCTTGATGTCGATTATCAAAGTATATTGGCAACCCACCTTTAAACTCTGTGCGCAACTTATCACGCAATGGAATCATAATCTTTTCATAAGTAATATTTTCGTATGTCAAAGCCATTATCGTACATTCCTTACTGTTATATCAAAAGTTGCTTTTCTATATCCATTAAATTCTATATCATCTTCGTAGCTTATATCATTAATAGAGCAACCAAACAGTGGATCTAAGTCTACTAGCGTATAAAATATTTCTTCTAGTCTTGACACAGTATTAAAAAACTTCTTAACAGTCACTTCATTTCTTTTATGATCTAGCATAAAAAACTCTAAAGTTAAGTTATAATTATTTGGCAACACTTGATACATTGTATTTTGTGCATCAGAATCATTCCCTTTAATAATACAGAATTGATTTCCTCTTTGTTGAAAATCTCTTGAACGAAAGATAGGTAGAGAAGTAAAGAACTCATTCTTTATTCCCTTTTGGATTGTTTCTTCTACATTTACTTTCCAAGCATTAGTAGATGCGACTGCCATTCTTACCTCGATAGAATTGTTTGAAATCTTTACGAGTCATTTTAACAGAACGCATAGAAGGATTATCTACCTCTTCATAAATTCCAGATACTTCTACTTCCCACTCATCATTTAAGGTTGTAGTAGATGCGTCTGATGAACCCTGAAATCTTACTTGTAAACCACCTGCTAATTCTTGATAATCGCCATTAATAATTTCATCTTGTAATACTAAATTGTTTTTCAATCCATCGGTGTCTTTAGCATAGACAGAATACTTCGCAGTTCCAATAGCACCAGCAGTAGTTACAATCACTTTTAATCTATCGTAGCTACCATAGTAATTTCCTCTAGTGTCAACAATATTAAGACTTCCAGACACAGAGATTTGTCTTACAATCCCTTTAGAAGCATCACCAGTGTTCTGGAATGCTAACTTTGCTCTACCTGCATTTAAATCTTCGATGTGCATTTGCGCTTCTTGGAATAAAGCTACAGCTATTTGACTTGTTGGATCTTTCCCTTTGACAAGAAAGAACGCAGCAACTAAAGAAGTTAAGCGTCTAATAAGATAATCGTATGTACCATCTTTTAATAAAAATTGTTCTCTTGGAAGCGTAGCATCTAATTTAGAATCTACATAATCACTTGCGTCTTTCATTACTCTATTCTTTAGGGTAACAAAATCTTCTCCTGCTTCCATTAGTAAATCATCAGGACTACTTGCATCATTGTAATAATATACTGCGTCCTCTGACTCTTCATAGTACCATTTACCATTAGAGTTTACATCAGTCTTTGATGCTTCTGCTGATCCTAAATCTTGTCCATCTGCAAAGAGTTGTGTCACTAATCCAGAGTCGTGAGAAACATATCTACTGACTGAATCTACTACCCAACCATATAATGGTTTCTTTGTATCAAATTCATCTAAATTTGGAAAGGTATCTTTTAAATCTCGTGATGTTATATATGTAGGCATTTACTCTCCTTTAGCTCTTTTGTACCACCCATACCAAAATTTTTCTTGTGTAGGGTTCTCTGAAATTAACAAAGAATAGAATAAAATTCTATAAGAAACAAATCTATCTGGCTCTAATCTTTTACACGCAGAGATAGTCGCTGCACCAATTAGTCCATCTTCTTTGATTTCAAAGGTGTTTTTATTATTACACGCCTGTTGCAATATCTTTACTGCTCTGCGTTGTCCAGTGTTTACTACACAATCAAAATATGGATAGCGTAGATGTTCTGGTAATTTTTGTGCTTTGGAAGGAATCCAATAATCGTTATAGTAGATTTCTTTTGCTTGTTCTCTGGTGAGTTCTTTGATGTTGAGGTGAGGATAGAATCGTTTGGTTATACCATACTTTGTTTCCCCACCTAAATCATCTTTATCATTGACATAACCTCCCTCGTGTTCGAGGACTTTTTCAATGATTTCGTTAAATTCCATTATGCCGACTTCTTCACTTTTTCGAACGAACGCATTCCCCCAAGACCAAGCATACCTAAAAGTATTGTCGTTAGGGTTGTCATATCGAACACTGGTAAATCCACTTGATAACCAAATGAATATAACAGAAAGACTAAGAAGGGTTGTAGTACGAAATGGTAACATAGTGCTACTCCACAAGTCCACCCAACAAAAGGACGCCACCCAGATACAAATAAGCTGTTGCTATTAGCTTCAACTTTATTGACCTCAATTTGTGCCTTGTTGATTTCTTGTATGAGTTCTGCTTTTTCAGATTTATCAAGTGTAAAGTCATCGATTTTATCTACTACTTTTTCTATGATTCCTGCGACTACATTTAACTTAGGCATCTTCCTTCTCTTCTTTCAAAGAAGAATTTAATTCAGTTGAAAAATGGTTTTTAGCTGCTTGTAATTGTTGTGCTTGAAAATTCAACCTTCCAAGTTGCATATCCAAATCTCTGATCTGATTTACCATTATTTTCTGTTCGTCTTGTAGATCGTCAAAGTTTACTTCTTTTCCGTCCTCTAATACGATTTTAAATTCATCTTGTTTTTTTTCTTTAGACATCTGTCCTCCAGTATGATTAATAATACTGAATATAACAAATTAAGAATATCTACGCATTCTTTTTCTTGTTTTGCGAGAATACTTAGCTCGTTGCTTTCCTGCTTTAGTTGCTTTGCGTTTCTTACGAGTTTCGTATGCGTATTCTGACGAACTCATTGCTTTGAGTAGTCGTTGAGGTAGGTATCTCTCTCCAGTCTTTTTAGAAGGTTTCCCTGACTTAGTACCCCATTTTTGTTTCGTCCATCTGCGTAGACTTTTTTGTGATTTCTTGAGAGCCACTATTTATAACCTCCACCTGCTCGTTTATAAGCAAGTGCTAACATCTGTGCTTTTCTTGCACTCCATTGTCCAGGATTACCACCTTTGTTACCTCGCATAATCTTCTGGAATAAGCGTTTTCTTAATCCAGGTTTGGTATAGTTTCCTGCTTGATTGACTCTCGATTTTTTATGTTTTGGCATTATCGAACTTCTTTTCTTATATCTTCTATAATAGTTCTTTCATCAAAGCTCATACTAATACCAGGTTGAAATCTTTTTATCTCTACACCTTCTTTTAATACAACAATAGTTGGAACTATTTTGATATCCCATTCTTTTACTATGGTAGCACCAATCGTTTTATCTTCAATATCTATCTCTGCAATATAACAGAGCTTATCTAATTGTTCTATCTTTACTCTATTGCCATAATTCCAAGATGCGTTTACTTGTACTACTGCACAATTCTGTACATTTAGCAACTGTACATCTTGAAAACTATCCAAAGATACTGATTGCGAATATAGCGATGATGTAGATAACCCAAGCACCAACAGCCACATATTTATCATATTTCTCATAATTACTCTCCATTAATCATTTCTCATATCTAAAAGAGTTTCTTGAATCATTCTGGTATCTTCTTTGATATCATCTACTTTATCTTCAAGTTTTTCTACCTTTTCTTCAGTATTCAAAATAGAATTACGAATCATTTGGTCTTTTAGATCATATTCTGTTCTACTGATAGGTGGCTCTGGTAATTCTTTTGCTAATTCAATATCAGCTTTTAGATTAAACCATAAACCTACTACCATAAAGATTGTTACCCCTATACTGACGATTGTTTCCAAACTCAGTGTAAATTTTGTGCTTTTATTTAATTCCATTGTATTTCCTCACCATTTTACTTTATTCGCCCAATATGCTGCACTCATACGCCCTTTGCGAATGTTTTTAGCGTGTCGTGCTTTAAATGCCCTTCTTCTTGCTCTTTGTGCAGGTGACTTCGGACTCTTCCCTGCTCCTCTTACTCCTTGCTGACCAAAACGGATCAACTTTACTTTTCCACCAGATTTAGCTAATACTGCGTGTGATTTCTTAGGGTGCTTTGGTGTTCTCTTAGGTTTATTATATCCTGCAAAGCGTACTCCTCTATATGTAATAGCCATTAGTCTTGTACCTCTTGTAACATAAATTTATATTTTTTACCATTTCTTCTGTTGATTAAGAATAAGTCATCTTCTCCCTCTTGGATTACATAACTACCCCAAGTTCCATCAACATCGTTTTGTGAACCTTCGTTAGATAAATCCAAGTCAGCAGAATATATTACTCCCCATCGTTTAGAAGATGCTCCTAAATCTTGAGTTCCATCTCCTGCAGGAATAAAATCTCCATCTGAATTTATTGCTATTTTTTCAGTAGCATTAGTCCAAAATTCCATTCTATCGTTAGCGTGTTCATACGCTATTGTTCCTCTCCAAGAATCATTAGCACCTCTACCATCTGCAAAAGATATTTGTCCTACACCTGAAGTGCTATCAGAATAAATCATCATTCCAGTATATCCACTAACACTTGGTCCACCAACAATAACTTGATGTCCTGAATTAGCAATAGCACCACTACCTGAAGTTCCAAATTCTGCAATAGCTGCACTACCATTAGAAGTTGTAGTATATTCTACTTGTAACTTAGAATCAGGTGATTCAGTACCTATACCGACATTTCCATCAGCTTTTTGTATAGTCATTACATTGGTAGAAGTTCCATAAGAATACACTTGTAATTTATCAGATGAACCACGATACCTAATTTGCATATCTGAAGTTCCTGAAGTATTAAAATCTAATCCTGGGTCAGTTGCGTTTCCATCTAATCTAATTACAGCTTCTCCATATAAAGTAAGTTGTCTTCCAGGTGATGTAGTTCCTATACCGACATTACCATCAGGAAGTAATAATATATGTGCAGCACCACTTCCCCAATTATTAACAAATCTCATATGTCCATCTGCACCATTATATGGTTCAAAATATCCATAGCCACTTGAACTTCCATAATATCCTATTTTTTGACTTGCACCAACTTCAAGTTTATAAGTTCCACCAGTTACTCCTATACCGACATTACCTGATGAGTTTATGTGCATTACATCAGAATTATTTATTCTAAAATATATAGGTTGTCCTGATGCAGCATTTAAGTATGTAGCACCAGTACTTTGTTGTAGTAAAGCATAACCACCACTTGTA